GATGGTGTTGCGGAACAGTTTGAATATGCGCTGATCCAGCTTGTTCAGCTTGACCCACTGTTGCAGTTGTTTTTTAATAATGCTCACTTCGTTGTCGGTGGGCTTGTCACGATAATCAACTTCAAACGGTGTGCCGTTTTGCTCGTTCATCTGTGTGGAGAACTCAGCAATGATGTCCAAGCATGCGTTGATTTCTGAGTCCATGTCCATGTTTTCGTATTGATTGTAACGTTCAATACGATTGGGGTGTCCTGAATAGACTTCTGGCAGTCTTGACGCATAGTTGCGGAAGATAAAGTCTGCAGGCATGCCGCCATCGTTGCCGTCGTTTTTGGCATAGCCAGGCAGGCCAAATTGGTTTCTGCCTGAGATTGGGCTCATCACACCTGAAGTGTCTGCTACCTTGAAATACTTTTTCCAGCCGGGTTGTTTGGGTTCTGCCATAGTTTATTATTTATTGTTAGTTGCTGGCATAGGCGACCATTCGACCTGTGTTGTCGGCTGTGGTGGTTTGTGCTCGACGTATCTCTTCCAGCACTGTGATCATGCGGTCTTGCACCGCCATATTGCTTCGCATTTGGCTGACTAATTCTCCTAAATTGGCAGCAGTCATGTTGAACTCTTGACTCATGCTCACAGGCACCGCACCATCTTTGAGTGGGATCACTGCTTCGTTGCCGTGCAGGGTGGCTGCATAGCCAGACTTGGGTCCGTCAAACACCCCGCCGTCTTTGGCTTGAATTCCTGACCTGAGCATGCCAACAATGTCTTTAGCCCTGTTACCTACTTGGCCAGCCCACTTGCTGTTGGTCAAGTTATCAATGGCTCCAGCAATGTCCATGGCCTTCAATTGCTTTTGTAAGTTGGGCCATTTGTTGATCCAAGCTGGTCCCATGTTGAATGTGAGGTCCACAAATGCAGCCTTCATAGAGCTGGTCATTTTATCAAAGTTTGGTATGATTGATGCAGCAGCAGCCTTGTGTTCTTCATAGTCTTTGTCAAATAACGCCATGATTTCTTGTTGGCTGAATTGTCTGTTCCAATCGTCTGGTAACTTTTTGCCATCGCCGATCAGGTGTCCTATGCCCACAGTCCACAATTTCAAACTGTCTTGATAGGGTTTGTCTCTTATGCCTTCGTGTTTGATGATCATGGCCTTGGCTGCCGCATCATCCATGCCACCACCAGCGCCTTGTTTGCCGCCAGGGGCTGGTGTGTTGTTTGCTGTTCGATCAGCTCCACTGCCATCTCGAGCTGGAGGTGCAGCCGGGACCGACGCAGGTGTGCCGCCGCCTGACGGCATTGCTGGTGCGCTTGCAGGTGCAGTTTGTGCTGGCGCACCACCACCGGTTGGTGCTGATGCTGTTGCTGTTTTTTGTGCGCCAGCTGTTGCCCCTGCTGGAGAGAAGAAATCACTAACTGCGCCAGCAACATTTTTCACAGTCTCAACACCTTTGTTAGCATACGATTTGCCTGTGTCAACTGCTTCGCCAACAAATTTTTCAGCTTTTTTCAGCCCCGGAATCAAGTCAGTCAACTTGCTCCAAATGTCTTTGACCATGCTCACTAGTGAATCACTAAACTTGGCCATGCCTGTTTTGATATCGTCAGGAATGCCAAGAAATGCCGTTTTTACTTTGTCAAACACTGGTCCTAGTGGCCCAGTGATCTTTTCAATGCCGGCCAACATATCTGCGCCAAATTTTGCAGCTGACTGCGACACTGATTCCCAGGTATCTTTGGCCCACACACCCATTTTGGTCGACAAGTCACCAAGACTCTTGGAAAAATTATCATACATCTCTGTTAGGCCAGTTCCTATTTTTTCAAACACAGGTCCCAATGGGCCAGTGACAAATTCCACTGAGTTTAAAAGATTTTTTCCAAAAGTTGACCACATGCCAGTAAAGGTATCCCACCATTTGCCAGCTGTTTCTTCCAGCCCCTTGGCTGCACTGTCCCATCCAGCTTTAAACTCCTTTAATCCACCAATAACATCACCAGTCATGATTTTGACCACCGCGCTAATTGTGCCAATCAACATGTCACCAAGCCCACTTGCCAACGGAGTCCAAACATCTACCACTTTGCCAATCATGTTTATCAATGGTTCAAAAGCCTTGGTTAATTTTTCCATGAATCCACCTGCTGCCACACCTGTGTCCACAAATTTGTCATTTAATTTTCGTTGCTCTTCCAACATTTTGTCATTTTGAGCTTTGATCATGGCGTTGTATCGCTTCAACTGACCGTCTACATCATCAGTGCTGTTGATTAACTTTTTAACTTCTCCCGAAGCTTCATCTATTTGTTTGGCAAAATTTTGATTGGCTGCTTTGGTGATTTCTGCGCCTTCTTTAAAAGGCAAGAACATGTCTTCACCAACGCCGGCCTGGAACAATGCATTGGCGCTTTTATGCACATCCTTGACTGTTGTCATGGTTTCTTGGAAACTCTCGTTGGCTTCCTTTTCAGTCTTCATTCTACCTTCAGTGATGGCATTGGCTTCTTCCATCATCTTACCCTGGGTAGACATGTTGCCCTTCATGGCTGCGTCAGTGGTGATCATGCCTGTGCTTAAATCAGCAAAGGCTTGGCCAAATTGCTCGCCTTTGGCCATGTATTTTTTCATTTGACTGACCAACAAGTCAGCTGCTTCGTTTTGCCCTGCATCTCTCAGTTCTTGAACTTTAGCACCAAATCGTTGTTGTGCCAGCATTTTTTCTTGAGCAGCTTCCTGTTCTTTGCGATTCATACCGGTAACTCTGGCCAGTGCTTCAGTTTCTTCAAGGTATTTTTTCATACCTCCAGCTAACTTGCCGTAATCTTTTTGCTGTCCTTGGCTGAGATTGGCCTGCAGTTTCATGTAGCCCATGGCAGCTTCAGCCTGCTCATCGTAGCTCATGCCCAGATTCAACATACCTTTTTCGTAGTCGCCCATGCCACTTACTAAATTTGCAAACTCTTTGCGTGCCTTGTAAACTGTGCCGCCCATGGCGGTCATTTCTTTGCCACTGCTTGACATGACCGCGGCCATGGCATCCAGCTGATTCACATTGAGACGCATTTTGTTGACGTCTTTGAACAAGCCAGTCATGCCATCAGAAGCCGTGGCTCCTGACTTGCTCATTGTGTCATAGGCTTTCTTTAACGCATCGCCTTGTTCATTGGCTGCTTTTTGCATGGCAGCAGCAGATTTCATGGCATTGGTAGCCAAGAATGTGAGCCCTGCTACTACACCTTTGATCAGGATACCGCCAGGAACCAGCAAACTCAGTGCAGTCACTGCCATCTGCATGGTGTCAGTCATGAGGTCTACACTGTCATTGAATTGCGCAGATCCCTTGGTCCCTTTGGCCATGGCCACTTGATATTTTAATTGAACATCAAGTAATTTCTGAAATTGCCCAACAACTGCCAGTGTTGCGTTTTCAATTTTGAGATTGGCAGCTCTGGCTTTTTCGGTTGCATCTGCTGCGGCCTTGTTTGCTTCAGTGAGTATGTTTTGCTCTTCTGTGGCGCGGCGCTGTGCTTCGATGTTCTCTTCTTGTGGGGTCATGGTTTTGTGCCTATAAGTAGTAGTATATTTATAGGTACTTTTATGACCAAATCCAGTAACAACCCTTTACGTCAGTTTTTTCGTCAACCGTCAATTTACTTGAAGTTGCCCAGCAATGGACAATTTTGGGCTCTCGGTTCATTGGACCTTCCAGAAAATGGCGAGATTCCAATTTATCCCATGACTGCCATTGATGAAATCAGTTACAGAACTCCTGACGCACTATTCAACGGACAAGCAGTTATCAATGTGGTTCAAAGTTGTGTTCCTGCAATTAAAGATGCTGGAAAAATTCCCAGTGTGGACCTCAACGCAATACTGGTAGCCATTCGCATTGCCAGCTACGGGCATTCGTTGGATATCAATACCACTTGTCCAGAGTGCAAAAATGAAGATGAGTTTTCTGTGGATCTTCGAATGATTTTAGATAGACTGCGTTGCCCAGACTACAGCGAACAAATGGATCAAGGCGATTTGCAAATTATATTCAAACCTTCTACATACGAAGAACAAAACAAAAGTGCCATGGAACAGTTTGAACGACAAAAATTACTGCAACAAATGGTTGAAGGCGAATTAAGCGACGAAGAACGCAATCGCATCATGTCTGAGTCATTGAAGCAAATCACCGAACTTACCATAAATCTCATTAGCAAAAGCATTGCAGCCATACAAGTACCCGGTGCTGTGGTAACTGACACAGAGCAGATCAAAGAATTCCTGCGCGAAAGCGATCGAAATTTGTTCAAACAAATTCGTGATCATGTGATTGAGTTGACTCAATCAGCGCAGATACAACCGTTGGATGTTGCTTGCAGTGAGTGCGGTCACAAACATCAACAAGAAATAAACTTGGACATGACCAGTTTTTTCGACAACGCCTCCTGATCGCACGTCCCGAGCAGATTAGCTCGTATGTTGACAGCCTGGACAAGGAGGCCGAAGGTATCAGGGCAGAAAGTTTTAGATTATCCTGGTATCTTCGCGGCGGCGCCACATACAACGATATAATGAACATGAGCATGCAAGAGCGCAGACTGATCGGTGATTTGGCCAAAGAAAACATTGAAACAACCAAAAAATCCAACTTGCCATGGTTTTAAATCAAGAAACTGTTACTGCTGACATACTAGCCTGGAGCGAAACTTTTGTAGAAGTTCCACATCCAGCACTGGGCGGGTGGCCGCCATGTCCGTTTGCACGGCAAGCACGCCTCAATAGAACTATACAAGTGCTAACTGGTGCTGATCCTTATTTTGATCTGCGCAATCGAGCAAGATGGGGCATGGGCAAATACGAAGTCATTGTGTATGCATACGATCCTGACGAGTGGCCTTACGCTCGTTTTCACACAGCAATTGAGTCAGCCAACACTGAGTTTTTGTTGCCAAGAGATATACTTGCACTAGAAGATCACCCCGCAGATGTAGAAGATGTCAACGGTGTCATAATGAACCAGGGCAAGTATGCCCTGGTGCTGGTGCAAAGCCTCAGCAAATTGAACTCAGCCGCCAGGCAGATGGGCACAAAAGGATTTTATCACACCTGGCCAGAAGATTATCTTACAGGGTTGTTCAATCACAGAGTGGATCCAAGATGAGCAGTTATCAGTTTGCAAGAATAGACTTGAGCAAGACCAACTATCAAATCAATGTGGAATGGATGTATATGTCCAAGACAGACATTCCTGCGCTGAATGCTATCTATCGCGACTACTGCACATACAAACGCTTTGCAAGTGTGATGCCCATCTTTGATTCAAGATACACAGATCCCATGACTGATGTAATTGGCTACTACGACCGGGCCAAACTAGTAGCATTTTCACTTATCCGACGCTATGACGAACACAATGCACTGTGCGATCAATTTGCATGGACTTATCACAATCCGCAACTGAGACTGGGTATAGAAACAATGAAAACAGAGTGTGCCATATACAAATCACGAGGATTTCGATACTTGTATCTCGAACAAGCACACTTATACAAATCTGAAATAGACGGATTTGAAATCTTAGGACCACTGGAGTAAAAATGGATTTATACACAATTTGGGCAGACAAAGAGGGAGACATCTCAGACACGGACTGGGTCAATGGCATGAAGAGTTTTTTTGATCATCTTGTAGAAGAAGGACGCATGGAGACTTACAGAATCACACGTTGCAAGATGGGATTCCGTAGCATTGCTGACATGCCAGAATGGATGATCATAATGGAGTTCCGAGACATGGGTCAAATGGATTCAGCATTCAAACGAGTTGCTCCTCAAAAGGGCGAACTAGAAGTCAAACACAAATCATTCAATCAGTTTGTGAGTGGTAACATTCAACATGCACTGTTTAGAGATTGGCCAGATACTAACTTAGACGATTAAAGATCTCTAACGAGATCTGTTGATTTCACTTCGTTCATCAACGTGTTGTCTTCTAAGTATCATCTAGATACTGTGGTCATAATTCACCGTATGCACGGTGAATTGAATGCATCATCTGAGTGACCGCAGTCATCCATTCTAAAGAGATTGTGTTTGCACACACGGAGGAGGTTGACCGGTACCACCTACTCTAGCTTCACATATCAACGGAACCC